GCCGTTCGCGCTGGGCGATTATTTCGAGGTGACGATCGCGGCGGCCGAGACGGACGCAGACGGTCGGTATCTGTGGGGCGCTGCGCTGAGCACGGCTGTGGACGGCCTGCAGGAGGCCTGCGGGATCCTCGCGGAGCCGGAGGATGCGAGCGGCGAGGACGACGTAGTGACCTCGATCTACACCGCGGGCGAGTTCGACGAGAACGCGCTGGTATTCGCGGGGGCGGACACGATCGAGGACCACAGGGAGAGCTTGAGGGCGCACGAGATCGTGCTGAGAGCGTCGGTCGAGCACAGCTAGGCCGGGAGGCCTGAGGAGTGATGGGGCGAGGAGGGAGACCCCCTAACCCCTCCCCTTTCCCCCTCTGGTGGGGCAAGGGCGAACTATGACACGGTAGTGCAGGGCGGGGAGAGATCCCTGCCCTTTCCAATTTCAGAGAGGAGAAAGCAAATGAGGTTTGGAGTATGTATGCTGTGGGCAGTTGCGATGCGCTGCCTGGGAAACGAGCGAGGGGAGATCAGCATCGGGCTGTTCGATCCGATTTCGATGGGCAGGGCGATCGAGGTGGCGATCAAGCCGAAGACGTTCCTGCAGCAGTTGATGTTCGGCGGGCGGGCGCAGACCTTCCCGACGGACAAGGTGCTGATAGACATCGTGAAGGGGGGGCGGCGGATGGCGCCGTTCGTGAATCCGATAATCGGCGGCAAGGTGATGCAGGCCGACGGATTCCGGACTGATGAGTTCGCGCCGCCCTATATTTGGCCGAAGGACGTGATCACGGGGCTGCGGCTGACTCAGCGCATGCCCGGCGAGCCGATCCAGAGCAGCAGGACGCCGGAGGACCGCCATGCGGCGGAGGAGGCGCGGACGATCAACGCGTTTATTGATTACATCACTCGGCGAGTGGAGTGGATGTGCGCGAGTCTGGCGACCACGGGGACGATTCAGCTTCTGGGCGAGGGCCTGGAGGCGGAGTTCGACCCCGGCCTCACGAACGTCGTGACGCTGACGGATCTCTATTGGGCGGACGCCGACGGCGATCCGATCGCGGATCTTCAGGCGGCGGTGCTGCAGACGATCCAGATGAGCGGCATCACCCCGACCGACGCGGTGATGGGCCTGGGAGCGCTGAACGCGTTCCTGAGCAACTCCGCGGTTCAGGCCATGATGGACAAGCAGCGGGCGGCGATCGTGCAGATCGACCCGGCGAACCGGCCGAACGGGGCGCTATTCGTGGGGACGATCCCGATGCTGGGATTGAACATCTGGTGTTATCCGGAGTGGTATCGGGATGACACGAGCGGTCTGGATACACCGATGATCCCGGATGCGGTATGCGTGCTGCTGCCAAACGCGACTCAGAATCCGGGCGCGAGCATTCTGTACGGCGGGTTCTACGAGGTTGACGAGCATCAGTGGTACGAACAGCAGTTCCACCCGAGGATGTACTACAACAAGGAGAAAAACATCCAGGGCGTGGAGATCGTGAGCCGGCCGCTGCCGGTGATGCCGATCACGGATTCGTGGTGCATCATGCACGTGCTGGCGGCAGAATAGGACGGCGAGTGAACAGTGACCAGTGATCAGTCGGGCCGGGGGAGACCTCGGCCCGAAATGTTCCGGCCCTTCGACGGGCTCAGGACAGGGAGGCATGGATATGTTGAAAGCAAGGCATTTCGTGAGGCACGGTGGGAAGACCTTTCCGCCGGGCGAGGAATTGCCGGCGATGCCGGCGGAGCGCGAGGATCGGCTGATTCGGATGAACGCGGCGGAGAGAGTCGGCCAGGCCGCACAGGAGCGGCGGCAAGAGGACGAAGCCGATCCTCGGAAGCTGACCGTCTTCCGTTTCGATGGGAAGCAGGTCACCTTCGTGAAAGAGACCGCGAAGCGGATCTACTACCTGAATCCCGATGGCGTGGAGGTTCATACGCCGAAGGAGGAATGGGCGAAGGAAGCGGAGGCGGTCAATCCCTTGGTCGAAGTTTCCGGCACGCTGGAGCTGCCGGAGGGAGTAGACCCGAAGCTGCTTCCTGGCAGCTAGGCCGGAAATGGGTCGTATGGGACCTATGAGTCATATGTGATGGCCAATGGGCCGCATCGGGGGCGGGCGGAAGTATGCTCGCCCCCGATGCTCGGGAGCTAGGGATGACGTTCAAGGAACAACTGGCGGCGGATATTTCGACTTTCCTGAATCCGGATGAATTCGGCGAGGAGTACTCCGTGGAGATGGGCGGCTCCGAGGCCGCGGCCGTGGTGGGCGTGCTGGAGGACGAAGAAGAGACCCAGCCGACACTCTCGCCGGCGGATGGAGTCTATCTGGCGCTGAAGCGATTCCACTGCCGACTGAGTGATCTGCCGATGGCCCCGAAGATCGGGCGCGAGATCTCGGTGAACGGCGATCGGTATCAGGTATTGGATATCGGGCGATCGGCGGGGATGTGCGTGCTGAGGCTGGAAGCCTACCAGAGCTGACGCGGGGACGCGGAGACACGGGGACGCGGGGACATGCTGACGATCAAAGTGACCGAGGCGCAGGAGAGGCGGCTGATCCGGGAGTTGGCGCACATTGCGGGCGGAGCGCCCAGGGCGATGTCCGCGGCGCTGAATAAGACGGCGACGGGCATGAAGACGGACACGGTCCGCACCCTGGCGAAGCGATATACCGCGAAGCAGAAGGACATTCGGGCGGCGATAAGGATTGGGCAGAAGGCGAGCCCGGCGCACCTGGTGGCGAGTGTGATCGGCGAGCGGAAGCGGGCTTTGAGCCTGATGGACTTCCGAGTGAGGCCTCGAGGAGCGACGAGGCGGCGGCCTGCAGGCGGCTTGACGGTGGAGGTGCTTCGAGGGAAGTCGGCGCGGATACCGCACGGGTTCATCGTAAACTCCAGAGGCGGGACGATCGCCGCGGGTCGGAAGGGCCGTGCTCGGCTGCCGATAGAGAAGTTCTTCGGGCCGGGCGTGGCGTCGATGATGGATCAGGGCCGGGTCGCGAACCCGGTGATGGAGCTGGCCGGCGCGCGGCTGGAGAAGAACATCAATATGGCGCTGGATGCGGTGGAGAAGCGGATCATTTGAGCGGAATGGGAGTTTGGGGCGTGTGGGAGTAGCCGGAGGCCGGAACCCCCTAACCCCGCCCCTTCCCCCCTTTGATGCGGGGGAAGGGAGACTAGGAGATCGAGCGATGACGGACATGCCGGAGAAGCCGGAGAAGTGGCCGGGAGCGAGCAGCGAGTATTTGCTGCAGGCGGTGCTGGCGGTTCTGACCGAGGAGACGTCCGAGATCCGACTGCAGAACAAGAAGCGCGAGTCGGTGCCATTGAGCATCGTGCGGACCTACATCGACCCGACGAACTATGACGATCACATGCCGGCGGTGTTCGTGCGATTCACCGGCTGGACGCAGGAGCGCCTGGATGACGGCGCCGAGCAGCGGATCGGCAATGTGGAGATCACGCTGGGCGTGTTCCTGGAGGAGTACTCCGCGGACGAGTGGGCGAGCAGCCTGATGGATCGAATCGGTCATCGGCTGCTGAGCAATCGCATCGTGGACGGAAAGTATCGCCTCGTCCTCCCGCTGACCTGGACCGTGAACGACAATGAGGATCAGCCATATCCGTATTGGTTTGCGACGATGCCGGCGGCGTGGTACATGCCGGCGATCGGCGAGGAGACGCCCGAGCTGTAGGCCGGGCCGACGCGGGGACACGGAGACGCGGAGACCGAGCCCCGGAGAGGAGACAGTATGCCAAGGAGATTGAGCAGCGATAAGCGCGGGCCGGAGGCACGACGTCCGGATCGCGTAGGCGATAAGATAGCAATTTACTGCGGGCCCGCGGTGCTGGGGCTTTGCACGACGAAGATCTTCGGCAAGGGCCCGAGGCCTGGATTCGTCGAGAAGATGGTCCAGGAGACGCCGGCGGTTGGGCGGCTGATCGTGCCGGTGAGCCTGATGAAGACGACGATGGAGGCGACCAAGTCGCCGGGCAGCCAGGCCTATAAGGACTGGCGCGAAGTGGCGGCCAGGTACGGCCGGTAGTAAATCCGAGGAGCGATGGGGCGATGGGGCGATGGGGCGACCCGAAGACCCCCGGAATAGGAGACGAATATGACGAGTATTTTTCATGGAGTTCAGATCGAGGAGGTGGCGACGTCGATCATCCCGCCGAGGGTGATATCGGCGGCGATCCCGTTCGTGGTCGGGGTCGCGCCTATCCACCTCAGCGGGTCGGTGCGTGCCGAGGTCACGAACGTTCCGGTGCTGGTGACGAGCTACGAAGACTTCGTCGAGAAGTTCGGCAGCTCGGAGCTGGCGAAGTATACGCTCTGCGAGTTCGCGAACGTATTCTTCCGCCTGTACGGCGTCGGGCCGGCGGTGATCGTGAACGTGATGGACGTGACGACTCACGGGACGCCGGTAGCGGACGCAGACGCGGTGCTGGTGGATGGCGAGTACACGCTGGATGCCGATGCGGACATCGAGACGCTGGTGGTGAAAGACAGCGACAACGATCCGACCTTCACGCTGAATGAGGATTACCTCGCAGCGTACAATTCGGACGGTCAGATCGTGATCACGCGGATCGAGGGCGGGCTGATCCCGGCCGATGATTCCGCGCTGCACCTGGACTATACGGCGATGGGCGAGACGCCATGCGACAGCGATGACATCATCGGCGGCGTGGTCGGGGGCGTGAATACGGGCATGGAGTGCATCGAGGACGTTTACGCGCTTCATTCGCTCATCCCCGGCCTGATCCTCGCGCCGGGATTCTCGCAGGATCCCGAGGTCGGGATCGTGATGGCCGGCAAGTGCGAGGGATTGAGCTCGCTCTTCAAGTGCATGGCCATCGTGGACGTGGACTCCAGCGTGGCGGACTCCTACGACGAAGTGGCGGCCTGGAAGACGGCCAACAACTACGTCTCCGAATACATGGTGGTCTGCTGGCCGAAGGCGAAGCTGGGCGACACCAGTTACTGGCTGAGCAATCACGTGGCGGGGCGGATCGCGGCGACGGACGCGGACAACGGGAACGTTCCGTTTGTCTCCCCGAGCAACAAGATGCTCTACGTCAACGGGGTCGTCCTCGCGAGCGGAATCTCGCCGACGATGACATTCCCGATCGGCGACGCGCTGAATCAGCAGGGCATCGTGACGGCGATGAACTTCAACGGATGGAGGTGCTGGGGCAATCGCACCGGCGCATTCCCCGGCAATACGGACGTGAAAGACGCGTTCCTTCCGATTCGGCGCATGATGAACTGGATCGGCAACAGCATGGTGCTGTTGCTGTGGCAGAAGCTGGACGATCCGATCAACCATCGGACCATCGAGACGGCGGTTGACAGCGCCAATCAGTGGCTGAACGGGCTGATCGGGCGCGGGGCGATCAACGCCGGCAAGTGCGTATTCCTGCCGGACGAGAACTCCGCGGCGGACCTGGCGAACGGCAAGGTGAAGCTGCATCTGTACGTGACTCCGCCGGCGCCTGCCGAGCAGATCACCATCGTCCTCGAGTACGACGTGAGCGGCAACGAGGCGATTTTCAACTAGGCTTGATGGGGCCGGCCCGCCTTCGCTAAGGCTATGGCGGATCGGCCCCGACTTTTTGGAGGTGAACAAGTGGCGAATGAAATCAATCGGATACCGACTGTAGTCAATAACTACGCGGTGTACCTCGGCAACAGCCGGCTGATGGGCGTGGGCGAGGTGACCCTGCCGAGCATGAGCCCGGTGACGGCCGAGCAGGACATCCCCGGCGGCGGGAAAGTGGAGCTGCCGGTGCTGGGGCAATACGAGTCTATGAAACTCGGGCTGAGTTTTCGGACCGTCGAGCGGGCGTGCGCCCATCTGATGAGGCCGATTGCGATGGACATCGTATGCCGCTCCAGCCAGCAGGTCTATGACGGCGCGGGGGGGATGATCTCCACCGAGGCCGTGGTGATCTACGCTCGAGTGATGGGCGGAGGCCCGGAGCTGGGGACGCTGAAAGTCGGCGAAGGGATGGACGGCAAGATCGAGCTGGAGGTGCTGCGCATCCGAGCCGTGAAGGGCGGCGAGGAGCTGTACGAGATAGACAAGATGAACGGGATCTGCCGGATACTGGGCGTTGACTACTCGGCGCAGATCCGGGCGGACCTCGGGCTCGGGGGAACGGTGATCGCGTAGGCGATCCAGCAATCAGTAATCAGTAGGGAGGCAAAGACAATCATGACAAAACCGAAGAGCGGAACGGCGGCGCCGGGAGAGATGGAGATCCTGTCCTCCGGCGTTTACGCTTTGAAGAAGGCGGCGGAGTTCGAGGGCGCGAAGATCGAGCAACTGACCTACGACATGGACAAGCTGAGCAGCGAGGACGTGATCGCGGCTCAGAAGCAGGCGGACGACATGCGAGGGCAGCCGGCGGCAGGTCTGATGGCGGATTATCTGCTGTTCGCGATCCTGTTTGCTCGCGCAGCCGATCAGCCGGCGGGATTCGTGCTGAAGCTGGGGGCGCGGGATTATGTGGGGATCGCGGCGGCCGCGCAGGGTTTTTTCGCGGAATCGTTCGTCGACCTGATAGGCTGATCGAGGAACTGGAGGAATGGTGCGCCTACTGCGCTCATCACCTTCATACTTCGATGACCGAGTTCGAGCGGATGCCGATCCGAACGTTGGTCTCGAAGGTCAATCTGACGAACGTGTTGATGAAGAAGATGTACGGGGACTGAAGCCCCCCGATGGGGCGATGGGGTGAGGGGGCGATGGGGCGATCCGGAACCCCCCAAAACGGACTGCAGACATGGCAAAGAAGCGTGAAATCCAATATGTCCTCGATGGATATGTCAACAGCCGCCTCTACAAGGCGCTGGGGTCGGTCCAGAAGGGCCTCGGGCGGACTCAGAACAGCCTGAAGGGGCTAAACCGC